CGGCTCTTTCTCATATTTTCACTTTCTGCGTTATAAAATGGAAGATACTAGAAAAGAATCCAATGATCTTAGTAGAAAAGCCGGTTGGAGAGAATTGTAGGAGGAGTAAAGTCCATGGAGAAATAACAGTTAATGATGTCTTTACCTGGCTTAGTAAACATGGTATAGGTGATAATGAAATTACAAGAATCAAATGCCAGTTAAAAAGCTGACATAGCTCAGTTGGTAGAGCGTTTGATTTGTAATCAAAATGTCGTGGGTTCGAATCCTGCTGTCAGCAATAAAAAAGGGCCGCATTTTAAGTGGCCCGCGTTTCCAAATGAAACTTAATACATCGACTTTTTTTTCATTGAACCAATCATCTTTTTATCCTTAGATATAGATTTCTTTGATTCTTTGATGTCGCCTTTAAGATGTGATTCTACTTTCTTTTTAGGCATAGCTTTTTTAAGCATTTTACCAAACAGCTTTTTATCAGATGCTTCGTCACCGTGACCTTTCATATTTTCACTAATCCTGTTGAAGTGCCATTAGAAAGGCACGTTTGAGTATTGTTACTTATCAATGTTGTAAATAAGGACCCTTAAGCTTCATTTTAGGTAATTGCTTACCTTCTTCAAGCTTAACCCCTTTTTTCTTCATAACAGCCTTAGCTACTTTCTCAGCTTTGCCTTTCGGCCTTAGCATAATCATACTATTTCTGCTTAGAAAGATGACCGCGAGTACGTTTTACTTCATTACCAATCGTCTCATCAATACCAGTGATTGTATCGTCGAGTTGATCAGGTGTGACATACATATTTTTTTCATACGGGGTCATTTTAACATCTTGTGGCATGTTGGCGAAAGAGCCTTGACCCATGCGTGTTTTTTCGTTTGCCATTGTTCCCTCCTTTGGGATATTTAATTTTTTACTTTACACTGCAGATAAATTTTTTTCAACAGGCTGTGGATTCGTATTTATTTTTGGTGCGACTGGCTTTTCTAAAGTCAATTGCTCAACTATATTAAGAGACCTTTCCAAATGATCTAAATCCATTCCTTGTAGCTCTTTAATGGCTTTAATTAAGTTTAAAGCCGCAGAAGTTCTATCTTCATCAGATCTCTGTAACCTTTCAGCAGAGAGGGCAGCGTCCAGTTTTACTTTATTCATCCTTTCGGCTGCCAATGATTGTTGGGCTTCGGCATAGGAGATTTTTGTCTCATTATCGACAGCCATATTCTGCATTTGTAGTTGAGCCATTTGCTGTTCTTGTTGTTGTTGAGCCTGTTGAGCCTGCATCATTTCTTCAATAAGCTTGTCTTTATCAGGTAGATTCATGTGCTCAATGAGATAGCTTGGAGGAATATTAATTCCAGCTTGTTGTAAGAATATAGCCTTTTGAAGTGCCATCTGTTTTTGTGTTGCTGTGAGAGGTCCTTCCTCTACCACACAATCATATTTACCAAAGGCTCTATTATAGAATTGTTCTTCAGGTTTTTCACCAATAATTCGTCTTACTTTTCCTGGAGTCCAGTTCGCCTGCATCATATCCATGTGTAGTTGACCAAGCATCTTCTGTGATTGATCTAGATGGTCAAAGAGAGGCTGTAGTGTAACAAGACCAGCACCTTGACGAAGCATTGATAATACGCCTGCTTTATCATCTTCAGCAGATCCAAGAAGTTCTTCGTTAACACCAGATATCTCCTGTATTTCCTTACCTAAAAGCTCTGAAAGCTGAATCATCGACGGCGGTACTTGCGGAGGCTCAATACGCTGCACATCAGTTACGAGAGCTTCAGCTTTCAAAGCCAAACCCTTTCCTTGTCCTTGGAGGAAGACATCTTTAGGGTTTACTAATGCATTTTCTTTGTATATGAATCCAGAAGTAAGTTGAGACTCAAGTATATCTAACTCTATGATTCTACGCCTGTTATATAAATATTGAGCGTCTCTAAGTCCTCTTACTACGCCTTGCAATCTCCATGGGAAATAAGGAATCTGAGGTTCGTAGTAAGCCCATACTGGGGTGTGTGGATATCTATCAATGCCCATTGGATTGGGACCATTGTACATTGTCTTTCCTTGTACAACGATAGCTAGCTTGACACTTGGTATTAGATTGTCTTGCGTAATGACTGTAGGAAACATTCTGAGATAATCATTAAGATCATCGTCTTGACCTCTCCATTCTGTACACTCACCTGTTACGGTATCTATAAGCATCTTTTGCTTACGTGAATCCATGTACCAGAACTCATCAAAGATAAGGAGATCTTGGTTTCCATAATTGTATGCTTCAGGCATAAATTGAAACTTACCATCTCTATTTCCATATCCTGACATGCCAGTTATATCATCTTCTCGTCCAGGAAGAATAGATTTTACTTGATTCTTAGTTAGATACTTACGAGTCCATATAGAGTTGCAGTCGCTAAGATCCATCTTTGTGAAGTAAGGATCGATAAGATAACCATTGTATCCGACATTATCTACGCAGATATCGCCGTTAACAGGATCATTACGATAATCCATCCACGAAGTAAGAAGGTTCATGCCGCCAACTAGTGCGCCTTGGAATGCTTCAGATAAAGTCTCAAGAACAGAAGCTCTCGTATTGACATGATACATGAGTTTAGTGAATTGATCAGCTGCCTTCTGGCTAGAAGACTCAATAGGCGTGACAATAGTGCTCTTTCGATGCTGTCTCTGATATCCAGAGATCATGGATATAGTGCGACGTATCCTATTGAAAGAGAACTGTCTTTTTCTAAAGGAAGGAAGATTACCATATATATCGTTCCACAAGCTCTGATCGCCTGCATGAAACCTATGATCCAAACTGTTACTTTATGACAGCTAAAATAAATACTTGACAATACAAGTAAAAAAAAGCTGCGGGAAAACTTCTTCGAGTTCTCCTCTCTATGTTGCCATAGAGTTCAGACTGTCGCTTACATTGTTTCCAATGTCCCCTTCACTCAGTCGTTCACGGTCCCCGAAGGGTTCCGCCTTGTTGTCCACTAGGGAGTTCCAAGTCAATCAGAAGGGGTTTAATGACACCTATCGTTAAATGTCAGCTTCCGACCAAAAAGATTGATTAATGGTAATATATTTTGAATAAGTAAAATCCATTAGTTTCAAAATATTATTATCATTATCTACATAGTAAGTATCACTTAACTGTGGGAATAATGACACGTTTGTTGTTCCTCCGAGTTTGAGATGCAAGCAGTGCAGAGCATTCAGGTGAACACGTTTTAGCTATTCGATTCTTTATTTTCTGCGTCTTGAACTCATTTTTGCATATAACACAAATTACTTTAATAAAATTCTTTTCGTAACCTGCTTTGCTTCTGCATTTTTGGGAACAATATTTTGTTCCAGTTAAGTTTTTGGTGAGGAATTTCTTTTCACAAATAACACAGTTTCTTTCTATAGGTTTTCTATTAAGCCAATTTTCCTTGGATATTTCCGAACATCTTTTTCTTCCTTTCTCAGATTTATGATAAAGATTAGCTTTCCATCTGTTTTTATGAAGATGAGCAACTTGTTTTTCTGTATCAAAATGTATTTTATGATGATCTTTTTTATGTATGCATTCGAGATTATCTATTGAGTTATCGGAAAAGTCTCCATTCTTGTGATGAATATGATAATCTTTTGGTATTTCGCCAAAATTATCCTCCCATATCTGTCTGTGAAGTCTTAATGTATGAACATAGTATCCTTTATTTTTATAAAATGTTTTACCTTTATAGACTATTTGTTGTGGCTTTTCTTTCATATACCCCGCATGTTTTGTTTGATCTTTGCCTTATAGCATATGTAAAAGTAATGATTCGTTAAACACTTTTCAATTGAAGTATTTTTGTTAAAAGGCTACATGTTGCCTAAAACAGGAGGAGATATGGACTTCGAAATACTTAACTATCGTAAGGTACAGAATGGATCGTCAATCATTTCTGAATTCTCAGTTAAAATAACGAAATGGGGGTTGACTTTCTTTAAACTCAAACAGATACAGGCCAAGAACGGTGGCTCTTTTATCGCAGGTCCATCAGAAAAGTATAAGAATGCTCAAGGAGAGGAAAAGTATTCTAAATACTGGATGTTTGACAAGGAAACTGATGAAAGATTTCAGACAGCAGTAAAAAGAGCATTAGAAGAATTCCTTGCTGATCGACCCGATGTAGAGACAAAACGAAACATGGATGAGGAGGTACCTTTCTAATGAAAATCGAATTTGATACAGAAGAAGTGACATTGGAAGAAGCTGCTATGATAGTGAAAATACTATCAAGATGTCATACGATGATAATCATAAATCCTCACAATAAGGAAGAATACTTCTTAAATGACGTATATCCAGTAGATTACGATGACATTGAGCATCAGAACGTATGGGTTACTAAGAATGAAGGAAATCTTTTAGGATTGGAGATTGATTTATGAAGATTGCCATCATAGGAACGCATGGGACAGGTAAAACAACTCTAGCCTACCAAATATGTGCCGAGGCGAAGAAACGCGGCAAGAACGCTGTTATAATCAATGAGACAGCACGTAGTTGTCCATTTCCAATCAACGAAGGATCGTCTCTTGATGGATTCATCTGGATGACAGGAACTCAGTTAGCAAAAGAACAATTAGCTGTTGCACACAAGTCGAATTTCATTGTATGCGATAGAAGTGTAATGGATCACGTAGCGTATGTTCCGCAACAATATGCCTGCGGAAAGACTTACGAGTACTTCGCACTAGCTTGTTCGGCATGGATGGATACATATAACAAGATATTTTGGGTCCAGCCGAGCAAGAGTGTAGAGATTGTTCATGACGGAATACGTTGTGTTGATCCTAAATTTCAGAAGGCGATACATTATCGTTTCCAGGAAATATTATCTAAGCTTCCTTGTTATTCAAAGATTAGAGCAGTAAGCAGTAAGAACATCTTTGACGATAAGCTTGATTCAGTTATTAAGGAAGCCTTTATACCTATAGAGAGGATTGTGTGATATGGAAGAGAAACCAACTAAAGAGAAAGGTTTAATAAACAAGAATTTTAATGAAGAGCTTTTTAATGAGTATAGAGATGAGATAAGTTACTTCTATGATGATCTTAAAGAAAAGGAAGTTCAAAGAGAAGTCAGAAGCGAGGATATGGAGATAGCATTTTATTGCGCAGCTGTATCTCTTGCAGGAGAATTCATTGAAGAAAAAAGTGGATTCGATGAAGAATGCAAACGCAATAACATTCAGTCCCTGTTAAGTTTCATGTATAACGGTATGGAAGACTATAAACTCTGGGTTAAAGTACAAGGTAAACACGATTGAGTATAGAGAGGATTATAATATGTCTTGGATATTAACTATGCTTGCTCTTGTAGGAGCTGTACTTAATTCGGAAGGAAATAAGAAAGGATTCTACTTTTGGGTGGTAAGCAATACAGGATTTTGCGTATACAATTTCTGCATACATGAGATGGCAATGAGCTTTCTCTTTGGTATTTACTTATTGATAACAATAAACGGCTTAAGGAAATGGAAATGAAGATTGATGAAGATCGTTTGTGTTAAAAAGAAATACAAGATAGCGATGACGTCGCAACTAGATAAAGCATTGGTAGAAGGTAAAAAACAACGGGAGAAGAAATGAAAAAGTTTTTATACGCAATAATTTTGTGCCCAATATTCGCCTTTTGCTCTTACGAAGGCCCTATATCCGTACCTATGCATGAAGTTCCATACAATTCGTACGATGACAAAGCTATTACCATGGACACGGAACCATTTTGGCACGATATGCTAGAAGATGACTACAAACTAGCCGATTATCATTTGAGTAAAATGGAACCCAATAACTTTAATGAAAAAGTTTATATGAGACTTTGTCAGCTTTATAAAGCTTATCGAGAAGGCAATCAAGTAGAAATGGCTATAGCTGATATGAATCTACAAGAAGAAATAGATAACTATTTGTACGAATGACACTCTGAGATAAATACAATTTTCTATGCATGAAAGTTACCCCATGCATAGAAAGTGTGTAGTCCATTAAATAACCTAAGACGAAAGCAATACATGAAAATAAACTGTAAGTTTTGTCAAAGGGAATTCTCCCAATATTCCTGCTCTGACAAATTCTGTTGCCCTGAATGTAAGAAAAGATTTTATGTAGCCAACTTAAACACAAACGGTGGCTTACATAAACCCAGGAAAGTCAACATGCAATTCAACAAATTCCAAAAAAAGGATGAATTTAATTTATGGCCACAAAAAAAATACGCCTAGAAGAATCAAATAGCAACCATAAAATGCTTGTTGAAAAAGTCAACTTATTAGAAAACCAGTTAATGAATCTGCAAAATAAACAAGATTGTATGGTTCATCACATAGCAGACATTCATGATGCTGTCCTAGAACATATCAACATCGCATCGGAAAATGACGATTACACTATTAGAATAGAAAGAAAAGGAATTCCCGTTGATTTGGAATCAATTAAAGCGACAATAAAAGCTATCCCCTTACAGCATTAAACTTTTTGGCCCATGCTGTAAATTGTCTCCTATTAGGATCAAGTGACTTCCGAAAATGTTCTTTTTGTTCGGGAGTCATTGTTCTGTTTTTTCCATGTGACCACTTAATAGTTTTTTTATAAGCTTCCCGACATTGAATGCTACAGAATTTGACTTGCTTCTCATCATCGAAGATATTGCCACACAAAGAGCAAGTCTGTCTCATGTTAGTACCTAGGTTGTTGGAAGACGTTGGGCAGATCGTTACCTTCCATTGCATCACGGAACATACGATCTAGATCTTCTGGGCTCATTGTGTTCAGTGATTTGTCGAAGAAGTGGGAGAATATGCCATATCTTAAAGCGTCAACTGCGTGATCGTTTTGCTTAAGAGGCTTCTCTTTACCAATCTTCTGAGATTTGGAATCCCAGACATATCCTTGTATCTCGTCAATAAGGTTCTTGCAATCCTTACATATTTTGAGTGTACCATTATCTAGGTACTGATGAACCATGCGAATGCCATCGAGTACTTCATTCTTGGCGTCATAGAGATTAGTAACGCCATGACGTTGTAGTTCTACCTTAAAACTAGCAGCTGATGGGTCTACATAGATTGCCTTAACCGGCTTGTATGCAATCATAGCCTTCAGGTCATCGCAATATTCAGAGTCGGTCTTCTGCCGTTGCTTTACCTTACTGTCCCAATAGTACTCGGATTCAACCCACATATTGGGATACTTATTACGATTTACTCCAATAAGGACAAAAGCGCAGGCAAGAGAAGTTCCATAATCGACACCGAGGATATAATAATCAGCATTGTGAGTAGGAGGGTGACTAATAACATGAATATCCTTATCAAAACAGTCATAAATAGCGCCTTCTGCCTGCACCCATAGTCCTTCAATAAATCTTTGATACCAGAGTCCTTTGTATTGTCTTCTGAGATATTCTTTATCTTTTTCTTCTAGGCATGGGTTATCATCAAGTCGGAACTGGAAGCTTTTTACATCAGCATTGCCTTCGAGATAATCTCTCTTAAGCCAATGATATGGACTATCAGGGTTAGTCGTGGCAAAGATTCTGGCGCCTCCCATTGCGCATCTGGATATGAGCTGCTTCCATACTGATTCTGGTATGATTGTTGCCTCGTCCACATAGGCCCCACAGGAGGTCAGTCCCCGAATTTTTCTTTCGCTCGAATCATCGTCGCATCCAATAACGTTTATGGTTCTCCCAAATAGCGTTAGTTCTCTCTTGCCCGATAGATATTTGGCATGTACACCAACGATCTTCTCTAGAACCTTGCATATGTTTCGATTGAACGTATCATAAGTCTTAGCAAGCATAATAAACTGACCAGGAGCCTTGCTATTGAGAACTTCGTCGATAAACCTATACAAGCTTATGTAAGTCTTCCCGGAACGAACAGAGCCTTCCCAGATGTTAATCTTGGCATTTGAATCATTAAGAGAGTCGACTTGTTTCTTAGAAAACTTTATCTCAGGAGGTTTCATCACAGTAATATTACTCATGTAAATCCGCTTTACATCCCGATATCATTACTCAGACTTTTCTTCAATAACAGCGTCTTTGTTCAGTCCTTTGATGTGATCAAGTACTACCTGCATATCAGTATCTTTATTAGAATCAATCTCGATAACTTCTCTCTGCTTCAGTATGTGTTTACCGCACCAGATAAGCATAGTAGGATTACCTTCCATAGCTTTCTTCACTTGAGCTCTACGAAGAGATTCCTTACCTTCTTCATACCCTCGTTTAATGACATCCGTAAAACGTTTTTCGAGAGTATCGACTGAACATTTGCAACAAGCGGCTATTTCAGTCATAGTACATTGTATACGAGCAAGATCGAGAATTCTTTCTTCAGTAAGCAAATTATTATTGCTTGAATGAGTAGTTTTTGGTTTATCAGGAAGTTTAATCTTGGTTCTAGACCCTTTCTGTTGTTTAACCATATGTTCCTCAATAGTAGTTATTAAGCCTCATATAGCATGTAAACAAATAAATTTAAACATGTTTAAAGAAAAAGCCATCAGGAAGTGTTATTTCCTGTGGCTTGTATTGGATAGTCTAAATTCTCATTCTTTTGTACCTACAAGCGACGATCTCATTTTATTCATATAAAGTGACGCTTAACTTGAGATCGTTTATTCTAAGGCCATTACTATAATTCTAATACATGTAAATCGGTTTTCGACTGATAACTGATCATTTCCAAATTCGAAAACAAAGCATTTTCTCGCCAGTAAAATCATCTATGACTGTTAAATTAGTACTTAAGAAATATTCGTTCATAGCGTTCTCCTAATAAAAGCTATTTCATGTTTTTTAAGCCAACTTTCAAACTGTTGCTCGAAAGTTAACTCGGAAAAGTATAATGAATCGACAAACTTACCTCCATCGCTTTTTCTAATGAACTTCATTTCTACATGAGTTTCTTTTGGAAAACAGAAAGTATCGATATGCGGATTTATCTTTAACATCAAAGAAAAATAGGCTTTGTTTTCTTTCGATCTATCAACTCGTTCCTGTATTTTCTCTTGAATAGGAGTTTGAGCTTTATTCTTCTTGTTCCTAAGAAAAGTTCTCATAGCTGCTGAATAATCTTTGTAAGGCTTATGGTTTGCTACGTAATCATTAACTTCCTGGATGAGACTATCCGTTTCTTCCTGACCAAGCTTCTTAATCCACTCTTGGTATTCTTGATCTTGCAGCTCTACAAATTTTCCAAACTTTCTTTTATATATATTTTCTTTAGTTTCTTTTGTAAGAGTTTCTTTTGAGGGTATCTTTAGGATACTGGTCCCCGTATCTTTAGGATACTGGTCAGAAATATTTGAATTGCTCTCTATTTTTGGCAATTTTTCACATGTTTTTTCTTCATTTTCGATACACAAAGAATAGAAAACTTGTTCAGTTCCACAAGCCCCAATTTTGTTCTTTTTTACCATGCCTTTTTTTATCAAAGAATTGACTGATCGACAAACGGCCATTCGCTCCATTCCAGTCTTTTCCATAAGTTGAGTTATTGGAATTCTATCCCATTCTTTGTGCCATCCATAAGTTTGTCTCATGATAACTAATAGGACGCGAAGTTCACCTTCACGAAGAGTTGGAATTAAAGAATCGAAAAGAGTATTTGGAATTTGTGTCCATTCAGGAGCTTTGAACATAGAACCTCACAAAAAAGTTATGTAGATCTCTTTTGTTGGTTGTAGCTTAATCTGAAATCAATTACATTAGATGCACATTTTCAATGCAGCTTTGTTTTTGGTTAGACCGAGCTACAATCAACATTTAAGGCCAGTGTTCATCTGGCCTTCTTTTTTTCGGTATCAATACATACGCTTTCAACTGAATTCTTTCCTATTAATTTCGGAGAAGAAGAAATTATAGAGATATATTAAAAATATCGTTTGTCAAGATGCTTGTTTTGACATCCATTTTTGAAAGCTCTTGTTTCTCTGTTCCGGGTCACTGACCCATTTCTCCATAACCTCTTCTGGCTTCATGTTGTAATGAGTGCAACATCTTAAGATATACTTCTTTAGGTTCTCTTTGTCTTCAATACCAGAGACTTTTTGCACAAACTCAATATGCGAATCATCTATTGATTCCAAAGGTGCTTCTATCTTCCTCTCATCTGCAACCTGTGAGATCACTTCAGCTTGTTCTAGGGGAGCAGAAATGTTTTCGGCTTGATCCATCTCTTCCTTGATATAAATTCCACTCATCTCGGCAGGAAAAGCTTTTCTAAGAGCTAGAGCTTCAGCACATTTTGATAACATTACATGTGGCATTTTCTTCCAGAAGTTACTTGGCGTACCTTCTTTAGTACGTTGGCAGTATTCTTCGAAAAAAGCAGTGGCGGAAACATCATGCCAACTTCCATCTTGTGTTTGTTTCTTAATAAAAGCAGTTGCGGAAAGAAGATTTCCATCTTTGTTATAAGCAAAAAGAGCTTCTTTACCTGGAGCATATTTACCTGTTCTATCTGCAATAAGACGAAAACCATCTATTCCCGTTTGAACAGTCATCTCTTCTCTTTTAAGGGAACTATTCCATCTTTTGACTGCGTATACTTGCTTCATTGTTGGGTCAAGCCCAGTCTTCTTGCACATGGAGCTAAAAAGTTCAAATTCATTATCTGTAGCTCCCTTGCAAAATGTATCCCTTATAAGTTTTCTGGCCGATTCTTCGTCCTTCGTCACTAACTCATTACTCATTATGTGTTTCCTCAAACTTTTTTATGTTTTTTTCTGATTGAGCCGCTAACTGTCCATCTCTGACTGCACAAGCAACCACGTGCATCAACTTATAAGAAAATTCTGTCCCTGAAAACGTTTTTTTTGATAAGTCGAAAAACTCTTGGTATATCTTCTCAACGTTTTCCATTCCTTCGAACCTTCGTAACTAAATTTTCTGTTATCTTTAAGCCAGGAATATGGCGAATGCCGTTCTTCATAGACAGGTCAAATTGCTCTTGATTCACTGATAGGTATTGGACTGGAACTTTAGATATGTCTTCTATTTCGTATAAGTACTCTATTTCTTCATAAGCGGTGGCTTCGTCAGAAATAATCTTCTCGTTCGACTCAAATGTATCTACAAGACAAATGTCATCTTCCATGATGTCTTCTTGATGGTTTGAGTTAGACTCCATCTTCCAAGAATCTATCTTTTTTACAATCATGTCCTCGACCAAAGCCAGCGACTCAACAAATTCTTTGGCAAGATTGTTGATCTTTGATACATAAGCTCTTGCCTCTTTCGTTATAGAAAGCTTCGTTTGCGTAATCTGTTCACTCAAGGAGCGAGCTCGTGCAATATAGTTTATGGACACTTTGGCTTCACGTCTGTTTGTTACTTCTAGCTTTTTGGTATATAACAGCACTGCTTCAACATCTTTTCGGTATATCTCTATTTGAGAGTTAACCTTATCTAGAGGTTCTATGAACATATATCGTCTACTCCATAGCAAGGAATTCTCAAAAGAGACTGATAAAACTTAAGAGATTTTTTTAATAGGCCATTTTCCAATTGCAGTTGTTGTATCTCAAGACCCTGCTTGTAAAGGTCCATGTCAAGTTTACACACTTTATCTACTAAGAAATCCATACATGGATTATCGTTTATTCCCGTATGACGTTTCATATAAATCACCTATTTGTTAGGGGTCGTGGTTGGCCCCTTTTTTATTTTCTAACAGCGCCAATGCTTTCCAAGAAAAAAGATTCTTCCAGAGCAATGTACCTAATGGAGAAACCATGTTTAGCAAGAGTCTCTAATGCTCTGACTCCTACGCATTTTGTATGAGCAATTGCACATAATAAGTGGCTCAGCTCACAAGCTGGATCGTAGCACTCAGTTCCATAATTGATTCTCGGCTTTACAGTCACTTCTTTCTTCATATCACCACCTTTTGGAACAGTCATAACACATCCAAGTACCGCTTTTTGAGGGATCGTAACATTTTCTACCACACTCGAGGCAGATAACTTTCTCTTCATTTTCGTCAAATTCCTTTTGTTCTTCTTGTTCAAAATATTCTTCTTCTTCATCGTCCATAACAATGCTCCTTTTCATGAACATGAATATTGTTCATGATCATGATTATTACTCATGATCATATATCATGCAAGCTATAAGCGTAATATGAACGAAACTAGTTTATAATTAAGAGTTTATGTACCTATAACAGGTACAAGCACATTTGCATATTTGCAAAAGTTTAGGTGTAAACTTGTATTCAAAAACAGAAGCTGGAAATCCTTTCTTCTCTAGTTTGAGAAAGAGAAGCCGATCAGAAATCTTCAGTCCTGTTTCTGAAACAAGATAATGATAGAAAGTGGCTTGTAATGGCCACATTTTGGGATTCTCTTGTGCTGATGTTTTATAATCCACAAGTATAAGATCGTCGCTATCCGGGAAACGAACGAGGGCATCAACACATCCTGTGATACCAAGCTTATCACAATAGTATCTCTTT